GTGACCCCCGGGGCGGATCTTGAAATGACCGCCGGGGAGGGCGCTCGGAGTCTGTACGGGTCTGGGAGGCCCTTCCCTCTGCGCCAGTGGCGCACCCATGACTCTGGCCGCACCGCGAGGGTGCGGCGTTGACGTGCCGCGATGGCACTGGAGAGTGATCAACATGGCTGGCATGGGACCGCCCCCGAAGTCGAACGCACGTCGCCGCAACGCGCAGGTCGCGATGACCCGCCTGCCGGCCGGCGGTCGGGAGGGGGAGCCGCCGAAGTGGCCCCTGATGGATGACGTGGTGACGGTCGCGAAGCGCGACATGGCTCGCAGGCAGGCCGACGAGCTGGAGCTGGCTCTGATGGAGCCGGACCTGAGCGGTCGCGAACGCGCGGCGAAGCAACGGAAGATGGACGGCGCCCAGTCGATGGCTACGGTGCTGGACAAGCAGATTGAGGCGCAGGCCTCACTGGAGGCCGAGTTGTGGCGGGACTTGTGGTCGACGCCGCAGGCGGTCGCCTGGGAGAGGATGGGCTGGACGCGGGAGGTTGCACAATACGTCCGCTGGAAGGTGAAGGCGGAGCTGGGTGACCTGGATGCCAGCAAGGAGGCGCGGCAACTGGCCGATCGCCTGGGGTTGACGCCACTGGCGATGCTGCGGCTGCGCTGGGAGATCGCCTTGGACGAGGTGGCTGAGCAGCGGCAGGAGCGGACGACGCGCGCGAAGAGGTCGGCCCGGCAGCGGCTGAAGGTGGTCGACTCGGATGCCGTGGCGGGGTCCTGAGCATGCGGGCGAGTTCCCGACGCTGGGCTGGCTGGTGGGGGAGTGGATTGAGGCGCACTGTGTGATCCCCGACGGCGATCACATTGGCGAGCCGTATCTGCTGACGGACGAGATGTGGCGGTTCCTTGCCTGGCATTACCGGCTGCGTGAGGACGCGACGGAGGAATCGTGGCGGTCGGCTTGGTTCTACCGCCGCTCGCAGCTGGTTCGCCCGCAGAAGTGGGGCAAGGGCCCGCTGACGTGCGCGATGGTGTGCGCTGAGGCGGCCGGCCCTGTGCGGTTTGCCGGCTGGGACGCCGCGGGGGAGCCGGTGGGGCGGGCTTGGGAGACGCCGTGGATTCAGATCGCGGCCACCTCGGAGGATCAGACGGACAACGTCTACCGGGCGCTGGTGCCGATGATCGACGAGGGACCGCTGGCCGACTTGATCCCGGACACGGGCGAGACCCGGATCAACGTGCCAGGTGGTGGCCGCATCGAGCCGGTCACCAGCTCAGGACGGGCCCGACTGGGGCAGCGCATCACGTTTGCGGTGCAGGACGAGACGCACAGCTGGCTTGAGGCGAACGGCGGTTGGAAGCTCGCCGAGACCCAGCGCCGGAATTTGTCCGGTACGGGTGGTCGGGCGGTGGAGACGACGAACGCGTGGGATCCGTCGGAGCAGTCGGTGGCGCAGCGCACGGCCGAGGCCGCCGTGAAGGACGTGTACCGCGATCACCGGGTTCCGCCGGTGGCGTCACTGGCGAATAAGCGGGAGCGGGCCAAGGCGTTGAGGGTCGCTTACGGCGACTCGTGCGTGTCTGCCGGCGGCTGGGTCGATCTGGACCGGATCGACGGCGAGCTGGTGGAGATCGCGGAGAAGGACCCAGCTCAAGCGGAACGCTTCTACATGAACCGGATCGTCGCTGGTACGGCCGCGTTCATCGAGCGGGACCGCTGGATGGCTCGGCTGGGCCCGGAAGACGTCCCGGACGGGACGCGCGTCGTTCTGGGTTTCGACGGCTCCGACGTGGACGACTGGACTGGCATCCGGGCGGAGACGCTCGACGGTTTCCAGTTCACGCCCGTCTACGGCCCGGACCGGTTGCTGACGGTGTGGAATCCGGCGGAGTGGGGCGGCCAGGCGCCGCGCTTGGAGGTGGATGCCGCGGTCGACGAGTTGATGGACCGCTTCGACGTGGTCCGCATGTACTGCGACCCGCCGTACTGGGACTCCGAGGTGGACACCTGGGCCGCTCGGTATGGAGAGAAGCGGGTCGTCGACTGGTACACGAACCGGATCAAGCAGATGCACGAGGCGTGCCAGCGGCTGGTCACGGACGTGACGAAGAAGGACTCCACGTGGCGGCATGACGGCTGCGAACTGACTGCTCAGCATGTGGCGAACGCCCGCAAGGCGGCTCGGCCGGCGGGCCGGTATGTGCTCCGTAAGGCGTCCGTGCATCAAAAGATCGACATGGCGGTCTGCTCGGTGCTGGCACATGAGGCGGCGATGGACGCGGTGGCGGCCGGGCTGACGAAGAAGCGGAAGCGACGCGTCGTCGGATTCTGAGGGGGTGCTCATGGCGCAGGCCCCCGAGGTGGAGTCTCCGGAGTGGTGGCTGGATCGGCTGTACGAGCAGTTGCAGGAGCGCTGCAAGTACGTGCAGCTGATGCGACGCTACTGCGAGGGCGACCACCCGTATGCGCTGCTGACGGACAAGGCCCGCGAGGCGTTCAGGCGGCTGCTGAAGCAGGCCCGTTCGAACTATGTGGGTCTGGTCTCGGATGCGACGTCGGAGCGGATCCAGGTGGATGGCTTCCGGCTGGGCGAGGCGGAGGCAGGCGATACGGAGGCATGGCGGATCTGGCAGGCCAACAACCTGGATGCCGACTCGGATCTGCTGATAGCCGAGGCGATCCGGGTAGGCCGCTCGTTCGCGCTGGTCGCCCCTAACCCGCAGGATCAGTCGACGCCGCTGGTTACGGCGGAGGATGCGACGCAGGCGATTGTCGCCTACCGGCCAGGGTCTCGACGCGAGCGCGCGGCGGGATTGAAGTGCTGGGTGGACGACTGGACCGGCCAGCTGATGGCGACCGTGTACCTGCCGGACGGCCTGTACAAGTACTCGGCGCCGGCCCCGAAGAGGAACACGGTCGGGAAGCCGAAGTGGGAGAGGCGCGAGGTGCGGGGTGAGGCCTGGCCGGCACCGAATCCGCTGGGTGTGGTCCCGCTGGTGGAGCTGCAGAACCGGCCGGATCTGTTGGGCGAGGCGCACTCCGAGATCGAGGACGTCCTGGACATCCAGGACCGCATCAACAAAACCTTGATCGACCGGCTGATGGCTCAGGAGTTCAGCGCCTTCCGTCAGCGTTGGGCGACTGGCTACGAGCTGCCGGAGGACGAGCAGGGCCAGCCGGTCGAGCCGTTCAAGGCGGCTGTGGACCGCTTGTGGGTGGCCGAGGATCCGCAGGTGAAGTTCGGTGAGTTCTCTGCCACCGACCTGACCCCGTACCTGAAGGCGATCGAGGCTGACGTTCAGCACATGGCCGCCCGTACTCGGACGCCGGCCCAGTACCTGCTGGGGCAGTTGTCCAACGTGAACGGCGAGACGTTGAAGGCGACGGAGAGCGGCCTGGTCTCGAAGGTTCGGCAGCGGCAGCGCCCGCTGGGGGAGGGCTTCGAGGAGATCGTTCGCCTGTACCTGCGGGCCGCGGGCGATGACCGGGATCTGGACCGTATCGAGGTGATCTGGCACAACCCGGAGTTCCGTACCGAGGGCGAGCTGGTCGACGCGCTGGTCAAGATGAGCACCTTGGGTGTGCCGCGGGAGGCGCTGTGGGAGCGCTGGGGCGCCTCGCAGACGGAGATCGCACAGTGGCGCGAGCAGTCCGACCAGCAGGCCGCCCGCATCCTCGGCGGTGACCCGGCAAGCCTGTTCGGGCCGAAGCCGGACGTGACGACGACGGACCCGGCGGCTGCTGATGGCAACGCCGGCTGAGCTGGGTCGCACCCGATACCAGCAGGTGTCGGCCGTGGTCCGGTCGGTCGTCGAGCGTGTCCAGCAGGTATGGAAGGGCGTCTCGGCCGCGACCGTCGAGGACGATCTGGAGGGTGCGGCTGGTGCCGCGATCGTGGCAGCGGTCGCCGAGGGGCAGCTCACGGTGGCGGATGCCGCGCAGGCGTACATCGCGGCGCAGATGGCCGCTCAGGGCGGTTCCGCGCTCGCTGAGGCCACGCTCGTGGCGGCGGCGTTCGCGGGGATCGCCCCGGACGGCGGGCCGCTGGAGACACTGCTGTTCCTGCCGGCGATCGGTGTGCGGCGCCGCCTGGCGGCCGGGCTCACGGCCGATGAGGCGATGCTCGGCGGTCTCGCCGACATGGCCCGGTACGCATCAACGGCGGTCGCGGACACGGCCCGCTCGGCGGACCAGGTGGCGATGACCGCGAATCCGACCTGCGTGGCCTACGTCCGCGTCGTGCAGCTGCCGGCGTGCTCGCGGTGCATCGTCCTGTCGGGCCGCATGTACAGCCGCAGTGAGGGATTCCTCAGGCACCCGAACTGCGACTGCCAGACCTTGCCGCTCCGGTCGCAGGAGTGGCCGAATGTTCTGACGCCGCAGGAGCTGTTCGGCCGCATGCCGGAGAGCGAGCAGCGCCGGGTGTTCACGGTGGCTGGCGCGGACGCGATCAATGCTGGGGCGGACGTGGGCCAGGTCGTGAACGCGCGTCGCGGGATGGGGACGGCGCACTTGGCCGGGCGCAGTCTCCAGGTGACGTCGGAGGGTACGACCCGGCGGGGCCTGTACGGCTCGCGCGCGCGGCGCGCGGGTGGGGAACTGGCCCGCTTCCCGGGCCAGCGGTACTCACGGGTGACGACGCCCCGCCTCATGCCGGAGGAGATTCTCCGGATCTCGGACAGCCGAGCGGAGCAGTTGAGGCTGCTGCGCCGGTACGGCTACATCGTCTAGCCGATCTTGAGTGTCCCTGCCGCGAGGGCGGGGTGAACGGAAGGACAGCCGCGATGGCTGACGAACCCACCACCGACGTCACCGAGCCGGAGCCCGCGACGGAGCCCGACCCCACCGATGACGTCCCCGCCGGTCTCGGAGAGGCCGGACAGAAGGCACTAGCCGCCGAACGCAAGGCCAAGGCCGCAGCCGAGAAGCAGGCCAAGGCCGCGCAGAAGCAGCTCGACGAGCTGAACAAGCGGCTGCAGGAGTTCGAGGACCGCGACAAGACCGAGGCACAGAAGCTCGCCGAGGCCAAGACGGCGGCGGAACGTGAGGCGGCGACCGCCAAGCAGGAGCTGCTGCGCTACCGCGTCGCGGCCAAGAAGAAGCTCCCCGCCGAGCTCGCGAACCGGCTGCAGGGTGCGACCGAGGAAGAGATGGCGGAGGACGCCGACAAGCTCCTCGAAGTCTTCGGTCAGCGCACCGCTCCTAACTACGACGGCGGCGTGCGCAAGCCAGCGCCTGCGCCCACCGACATGAACGCCCTGATCCGGCGCGCGGCAGGGCACTGACCACCTCCGGCTCGGCACGGTCCGGCCGGTCACGAGCAGAAAGGGCCGGACCATGGCCTACAACAACATCACCAGCCGCACCGACGCGGCCCCCCTCATCCCTGAGGAAGTCGCCAAGGACATGCTGGGGAAGGCCATCGAGGACTCGGCCGTCCTGAGCATGTTCAAGCGCATCCCTGTGGCCCGTGGCCAAGTGCGACTGCCGATTCTGTCCGCACTGCCGGTCGCCTACTGGGTCGCCGGCGACACGGGCCTGAAGCAGACCACCGAGATCAACTGGGCCAACAAGTACCTGAACGTCGAGGAGATGGCGACCATCGTCCCGTTCCCCGACAACGTCCTCGCCGACGCCGAGGACGACATCTGGGGCGAGGCCGAGCCGTTGGTGCGGGAAGCGTTCGGCCGCCTGCTGGACAGCACGGTCTTCTTCGGGACGAACGCGCCGTCGAGCTTCCCGACGAACATCCTGTCCGCGGCGACTGCGGCCGGCAACAGCGTGAACGAGGGCGCCACGGCCGCTCAGGGGGGCTTCTTCGGCGACATCGACAACGTCTACGAGAAGGTCGAAGCGGACGGGTTCGAGGTCAACGGCTTCGTCGCCGCGACCTCTGCCAAGTCCAAGCTCCGTCGAGCCCGCGACACGCAGGGCCGCAAGCTCGACGAGTCCCGCGTCTCCGGCGACATGCGCACCCTCGACGGCTACCCGATCCGGTACGCCATGAAGGGCATGTTCCCGCTCGCGGGCGGGGCTGGCGTGGACGGGGTACGCCTCTTCGCTGGCGACTGGGACGAGTTCGTGGTTGGTGTCCGGTCCGACATCTCCATGAAGATCCTCGACCAGGCCGTCATTCAGGACAACACCGGCGCCATCATCTACAACTTGGCCCAGCAAGATATGACCGCCGTGCGCCTGACCTTCCGTGTCGGCTGGCAGGTGTCGAACCGCATCAACAACGAGCAGCCCAACGAGGCATCTCGGTACCCGGTCGGCGTTCTCAAGACCGTCGGCGCGTAACGAAGGAGAGATCATGGCGACACGTAGCGGCAAGTCGTCGGGCGAGCCTGAGAACCAGCCGGTCCCGCCCGACGACGACGTGGCCAAGGAGATCCAGCGAGTCAACGACGAGGCCCAGGCGCAGGGCTTTTTCGGTGTGGAGAGCGACCCGACGCCGAACGAGAATTACACCGTGGCTGGCGTCATCGCGGGCAAGCCCACCCCGGAGACGGACCTCGACCATGCGCGTGAGGTCCGGCAGAAGCTCGACGACGACGCCCGCGCGCGCTGACGAGGGGAGGCTGCCGTGGCTGTGCTCCCTTCGCTGGCGACGGTGGCCGATCTCGCCACCCTGCTCGGCCGCACGTTCACGCCGGAGCAGGAGCAGCAGGCGCAGGCCCTGCTGGATCAGGCGTCCAGCGTGGTCCGCGCCTACATGCGGCAGGACATCACCCGGGCGACGACGACGGACACGTTCACGCTGCGTCGGGCGGATCCGCTGCTGCACCGATGCGGCGGTGTGGTGACGCTTCCGCAGCGGCCGGTCGTCGACATCACCGAGGTCAAGGTGGACGACACGGTGACGGCGGACTGGTGGCAGGACGGTAACGACATCCTGGTGCGCCCCTGGGCGTGGGATCGGCCGCCGGCCGCTCACCGACCGCCGCGGGTGACGGTCACCTACACGCACGGCTGGGACCCGATCCCTGGGGACATCCAAGCGATCACGATGCAGGCCGCGAACCGGGTGCTGGTAAACCCGTCGCAGCTGAGGGCCGAGACGGTGGGCGGCGAGTCCGTCACCTACCTGGTACCGAACGGCGGCGAAGCGCTTGGGGTCCTGCTCAGTGAACTGGAGAAGCGGGTCCTGAACCGGTATCGGCGTACTTCCGGCACGATCCGCTTGCGGAGCTGCTGATGCTGTACCTGCAGAGCATCGTCATCGTCCGTCCCGGCAGCACCGAGGACGAGTACGGCAACGCGCGGCCTGACTGGGGTAACGGGGCCACCCGTATCCCGGTGTCCGGTGTCAACGTGCAGCCGGCCGGAGGGTCAACGGAGGACACCGACGACAAGCAGATCGTGGTGACGGGCTGGCGCCTGTACACGCCGCGCGGCATGGACATCGACCTCCGTGAGACGGACCGCGTGGAGGCGTGGGGGACGGTGATGCAGGTCATCGGCAAGGTGGCCCGCTGGCCGGCCCCGGGCGGCGGCGTGCACCACGTCGAGGCCGATCTGCGGGAGGTGGCCTGATGCCTCGCGGCTCCTTCCGGTTCGTGCCCAACCCGCGTCTGTACGCCGAGCTGGCCCGGCAGCCGGAGATGCGGGACGCCTTGAAGGACGTCGCGGACCGCGGCGCTGATGTGGCGCGCGCGATCGCCCCGTCGTACACGGGGCCCACCTACGACCCAGCGGTGCAGCGGCACGGCGAGTACCGCCAGAGCATCTACTCGGCGGCGACCATGCGGCCGAACGGTTGGCGGGCCGAGTTCGGTGCGACTGCTGCTTGGTGGGGGCAAGTGGAGTTCGGTTCCGGTCGGCCGGCCACTTCCCGGGACCGTCCGCAGTCGGGCTGGTCTCCGAAGACGCGCACGCTCGGGCGTGCCCTGGATGCACTGAGGAGTGCCTGATGCGTATCAAGCTCGCCTCCTGGTACGGGGATAAGGCCCCCGGCGAGGAGATCGACGTCGACGAGGTCACCGCGAAGGCGCTGCGCCG